ACTTACCGCTGGCAGACTTTGATTCTTTGGCATTTTTTACCTCGTTACGCGCGTCTGTGGCTTTGCCAACGGATACTTCCGCGTGCGCACGAGTGAACCAGTGCGTGGCAACGTCTTCCTCCACAGCATGACGGCCTTTAACAAACTCGCGCCGCGAACCGTCGGGAAGCGTGAGCACAAACGGGGTATGTACGTGTATTACTGCATTATTTTTTGCCATCGGGTCATCCTTAATGGCCCCGCCAGGGGGCCATATGGCTGTTAAATGCCATCAACGTACGAAATGGTTTCTTTGTACACTGGCTCGACTGCACCCAGCTTGCCGTAGTAAGTGACGATCTGATACAGACCGCGATACTGCACCGGCACGCTCTGAAGCGGAACCAGCGGGTAGCGGACGTATTTTTTATCGTTGGTGTACGCAACCATGCGATCCTTATTCCCCACACCACGGCCTTTCAGCCATTTAACCGCGCGGATATTCAGCGGAACACCGTTCTGGTGATAGCTGATGGTGTTGGTCTGAAGGTACGTCAACAGGGACTGGTTACCCGCTGATGAAACGATGATGCTGGACAACAGAGCAAACTGCTCAGGCGGGATCAGCAAATCACGCGGAACCACAGAGTAACCGGAAGCGGCCCACGCATCAGACAGCACCTGGTTAATGCTTGCGCGGATTTCGTCCGGTGTTGAGGTTGCCCACGTTTTAGCAGCGTTGTTGACAGGCACGCCGTCCAGGGTAACAAGGCCTTTCAGGTTTAATGCGGAATCGCCAACATATACCTGTTCATCGTTATCCATCTGCCATTTCAGTTGCATCCCGTCATACTTCTGCGTATCAATCGGGCGTCCGATCTGCTGAGCAGCCTGCAATTCTATGACCGTCCAGCCAAGTTCCATCCCCCACAGGTTCAGCGGGTTACCGGATTTGCCGATATCCACGTTCACGCCAGCAATAGCGGTTGAGTCTTTGCCTACCCAGTTTTTGCCATTCGGATTTGCACCAGTACCCGCAGCGGCGAAGCTGGTATTCGTCCAGCTGGAAATGTCATCTGCGATGGAGACATCTTCACGCAACTGAATATCGCGGGTCCAGGTGTACCCCACCAGTGGCAGGTTCAGCGTCTGGTCGAGTCGCTCCAGCTCCCCGATGAGAAAGGCACCAGAGCTGTCAACGGTTGCCTGATCAAAAGTAATCATTCGTCTGTTCCTTAAATCTTCCAGGAAATTTCTACATTGCCGTCAGCATCACCGGCACCTGTGAATTCAGCGTTGGTCAGCACCACGTTTTTGCCACTGACTGACGTGGACATGAATCCACCCAGCGGCACTTTGATGGATTCATCGGTGGAGACGACAACGTATACCGGGTCGCCTTTTTTGATGGTGCTGGCATCAAAATCAGAACCGAGATTAACGGTCACGTAGCCACGCTTCATGGCGTCGCCCGGGAAGTTCTTGCCACTCCCCACCTGGCGAACCATGTCCGGCTGCGAAGTGGTCGGATAAGGGCGCACGTAGATCCCCTTCACCTTGTCTGCGGTATCACCATCTGCCAGCGGTACGAAAAAACCGTCATCATCGTATTTACCAGCCAGCCCATAGGCAGCGAAGGCGTTATCGGATTTAAGGACCACCGGTTCGACGGTTAAGTCCTGCGGGCGAGAGACGGCCCCGGCAATGCCAACAGGCATCCGGTACAGAAATACATTATTCATTTTTTACCCTTTACGGTTTGCCCAGAATTCAGCGTTTTGTTTGTTCAGGGAAGCGATACTGGTCATGCCCATGTTTAGGCGCTGTGCATCGCCGGTGGTGGCGCGGGTGTTTCGCCCTTTGGCAATCTCAGACACGGCATTAAACGCCATGTCGACCGATTGTTTCGGTAATTTGCGGATATCCGCATCACCGACTATCTGGCGAACCAGCGTTTTATCTGCGGAAGCCAGAACCTCGCGTTTGAACGCGGTCGGTTTCATCTTACGGCTCAGATCGATACCCGGAACGATAACTTCGGCACGCCAGGCTGAGTCACCAGTAATCGTGGTTTCCTCTTCATCGTCCTCGCCGTCACCGGTCGGATTATCGTCAGGCTTATTGTCGTTATCGCCCGTCGCATTTCCTTCCAGCTTAGCCAGCAGGGCTTTCAGTAATGTTTTGAGGTCATCACCACTGTCGCCGGTTGGACCTCCGCCCATCTCTGGTGCTTTGTCCGGTAGCGGTTGCTGCGGGGACAGGTTGATGTTGAGATTAACGCCCTGCGGCAAATCCCCCTCATCTCCTGTAACCGATGCGGGAGCTGACTCCACCAGTTCGTTCATGGTGTCAGCGTCACCCGTTTTGATGGCCGTGCGCATGCGGGTCCACCAGCTTTTCTTTTGATTTGCCATTGTGTCTCTGTCTCCAATTGCACAACGATTTCCGGCTCTGCCTTTAGGGACAAGAGCCACATGGTTTCCGGTAATATCGACCTGCTCGGCTTTACCTGGCTCGGTCTGCTCATACTCCGCGTCATAGCCGCACGACACTTCGCGCAGGCCATCTTCGATAAGCTGAATGGCGCTTTCGTCTTTGACGATAAGGTCAGCCAGCATCAAATCAGACTGCTCCCCCGTCCCGCGCCGGACATTCTGGAGGTGCCCGACAGCAAGCTCTTTCCAGTTCTCGGGATTTACCAGCCGCACATTCCCGTTTTCATCTTCAGGATGCAGGATCGTGATGCTCATCCCTTCGAATGAGGCAAGCGTGGCCGGATGGAATACCTGCTCAGGAGAACGCGTGACGACTATTTCACCGAACTTATCGGGTTTCAGTTTTGGCAGGTCATCAGCACCATAGAGCTGCTTACCTGTTCGTCCTATCGGCACGTCTCTGCACAGCAACGAGCCGTCAGCCAGCTGATAGCGGGTTTCCCCCAGCCGGGTATTGAAAAAATATTTCATGTGTTACCTGCGATTCAGGCGGGATAAGAATGGGAGGTGGGAAAAACGATTTCTTTATAACAGCGACAATTCGGGAGCTCGCCAGCGTGACCGGTCATGCCATCAAGCGTTGGAGGTTTGCCCCATTCGACAAATTTACCTTCCATTTCCCGATGAGAATGCCTGACGTCACCATCTTCGGCTGTACGCCAGATATAACCATTCGAACCAATTGCCAGCGCACGCGCCTGATCCAGCGCGCCGGTTGCACGTCCAAGTTCAGTACGGGCAATCAGGTCAGCTCTGGACTTTGCTATATCACCCGATGCGGCTATTTCTTTAGCAAAATATTCTGCTCTCCCACCGGTCACAACAGCTTCTGTCGCCCGATTCTGGATGTCGTACACCCTGTCAGCCGCCTCGAGGGGGAGCGATTTGATGTACTTGACCTGTTCGGCGATGATGGATTGCATCACCTGGCCCACAGGAGCGCTTTCCACAAGATTGCGGAGCTCGCGACTGATGTTCTTGCTGTGTTGCCGCCAAACTTTCTCGTTCTGCCGGGTTAGGTCCGCAGTAAAGTTTTCCGCGACCTTTGTCGCCCAGGGGGTGATGATTTCACTGTAGCGTTCCAGCGCCTCAATAATTTCCGTGATACTGTCATTTGAACCATCGTAGCGACCATTTACGATGTCTCCGACCGCCCGCGCTATCCTGCGTAGGCTGGTTCGATAGCGGATTTCCGCCTGACGGTTCCTGCGGTTCGTCATCAGATTCGCCGATGCCGGGCGGCGCTTCATCTTCGGCATTCTCGATGTCCTCGTCGGTAATGGATGCCCCGATGCCGGTTACGTCAGAATTTTCGCGCAAATCAGTCATAGCGGCTTTCAGTGTCATCAGACCATCACCCAGCGCTGTACTGATTGCGTTGGTGGTATTTAACGCCACCGTTGAACGATCGACATCAGACATTTGCCAGAGCGGGTTAAACTCAAACGTGAAATCATCCGGGAGCGGCTTGCCAAGTTCCGAACGATGCATGATGTCCAGTATCCGCCGCACCGGAAGACGTAAACGCCTCTCCTGCAACGAGCTTACCCGGTCGTAATAGTTGGCAAGGTCTGCATCGCCGGTAGAAAATCCCTTCGGGGACTGTCCGAACAACCGCACCAGTGGGATACCAACAGCGCCACTAATCTGTTCTGCAAACTGTGAAAGGATGTCATCCAGACCACTGAAGCTGTACTGATGGGTTTCAAACTTATCCCGCGAGTCCATGAGCGTCATGCCTTCATTGCTCTGGAACTGTCGAATCAGGTCGATATTCTTCAGCAACGCTTCATACGCAGGACCACCAAGTGCGATAAGCTCACGTAGCTTCTCCACGCTGTAGGTACGCAGATGCGCCTTGTAGACCAGCTGCGCCGCACCGACAGTAGCGCTGTCGAACGCGGTAAGACGATCCCAGATACGCTCTACAACCGACATTCCCCATTCGTTCTCGGTCATCTTCTGCTGAAATGGCAGCGTGACGCCATCAAAGCGAATCAGGCGACTGTGATGAATGCGCCAGGCAGGAATTCCCGTTGCTGTGGTCACCACATCGTAAAACTCAGGTTTACCCAGGTCCGGCCCCATATCTTTAATGCGGCGGGTCAGTACCGGGTCAATCATCCAGCGGTCGAGCGGGAGAATCCCCTTAAACTTGCCCTTACCGATGGTTTCGGGTCGCAGCGGGGTCATTGGTGCCTGCCCCTCAATCATGATGAAACCCACCGCGCCGCCGTAGAGGCGCGACCATTTCAGCACGTCGTTCAGTGCATCCCAGATTTGCAACTCATCCAGTTGTGATTCGAGAATGCCGCGATCTTTTGCATCAATTTCCGAAGTGATGCGAATGCCTTTGCGGGTCATGTCATCCGGGATAGCATCGACCGCTTCGCCGATAATCCAGGACGAACGATAGGACCATTCCACCAGCATGCGGTTACGACTGGTGAAATTAGCCCGGTAGGTGGATGCTGAGTGCTGGTTAGGTGTCTGCATCCCTACGCGGGCAATAAAATTCTCATAACCATCAGCTGTGGCCTGCGCAGTTCGCCGCAGGGCTTGTTTGTTTCGTGCCATCAGGCCTGTCTCCCTAGCAGCTCCCAGATGTTCAGGGCTGAATTCATTGGGGCATAGTTGATCATCACCGAGTCGGCAAGGTTTGGCGACCGGGTCCCATCAGGCTGTTTATCAATAACGATTTTTCCCACACTATTAATGGAATAGGTCGGCTGCGAAAGCTCGATGATGAGTTTATCTTTGAGTGCCATGCTACTGCTGATTGAGATGATTTCGTCCGGGTTGTAAGCCATACCTTCAACCACGGCGCGCCAGGTATTCTGAAAAAGTTTACGTAACCGCCACCAGCTCTGGGCTTTGGCGTTAGCGAAGAAGTCCTTGTTCAGACGTGCGGCTTGCCCGTTGTCCCCGCGAACAGCTTCATCATCCGGATCAAATACCGCGCCACTACCTCGAAACGGTGTGGCAAGTATTGACGGCCGACGCGCAGCGTTACGCAGTTCGTTGATAGCGCGTGCATCGCCGCGAACGCCAGCGCCCAGCCCGTCCTCGTCAAAGCGAAACTCTTCGAGGTTGTCCTGTTCGCAAAAGCCGAAAACCTTCTCGACGGACTGATAAATGTCGCTGCCCACACCGGACCATTCCCGCACATTTTCCAGGAGGAAGCCATGACGGGTGGAAAAGGCATTTTTGTCCCTGCCTTCGTCGGCGACATCCATCGCGCCAAGTCGTTTGCCTGTTGGCTGGATACCCAGTTTGATATGCGCATCAACGGCAGCCTGTACCCATTCGGATGGAATCAGGACGCCTTCCGCTGATGCGCTATAGTTCAGATCAAGTTCCTGTGCCACCACCACCGGATTATCGATTTTCTCGCATTCCCTGCGATACCACTCTTCATCCTTGCGAGGATCATCCCGCCAGTGGAATGTGAATACCGGTATCTTCCCGCCATGACGCTTCTGAGCGAACGGGTTAGCCATGCCGTTAACTGAACTCAGGTCGATACGGCAACGCGTCGTTTGTGACAACGCCGCATCAATCAGCAGAGGACGCTGAAGGAATGCAGCCTCATCAACCAAATAAAGCGTGGTACGGTCACCACGACCAATATTATCGCCAGCCTCGCCTTTGATAACGGCACCAGTTTCAGGAAACTCAACACGCATATATGGCGCGTGCTTCTTCTCGCTCCACGAACCGCGAAACTCTACAGGTAGCGTTTCCACGAACTTGCGTGCCTTCCAAAACAATGCTTTCGGGTCACCAGTGCTGTCGACGTATTCCTCTTTACGGGAGCCGAAACCGACAACCATTTCTTTGTTGAAGAGACAAAGCGAGCAGGCCAGTCCGATCGCGGTCCAACTGAGCCCCATTTCACGGGATTTTTCGGTAATACCATTCTCCCGATTGCCCCAGCGTTCCATAATCCAGTGGATCCACTCCTCCTGCTTAGGGAAGAGTAAAAACGGAATGGTCACCGGCAGGCCATAATCAATATTACGCGGGTCCGTTGTCATGCCCCAGTCGATGATGAACTGAGCCGGATTGGTTCGGTAAAACTGCTTCAATACGGGCAATATTTCAGGATTCTGGCGAATGCGCTGTAGGCGTTCCATCCGCCATTCAAAAACCATCTGGTAATCAGGATGTTTAAAATCGAAGGGGAATGGTAACGGCATACTTAGCCCATCATTTTTCTATACGCCTCTGCAGCCTGCTCCGGCGTTAAGTTGGTAATTTCTGTTCTGAAGGGTCCTCCATCAGCGCCAGTCACTTCATTTTTGACGTTGTCTTTAAACGCCTGAACAGAAACATGACGCCCAAGCAACTCAAGGTTTTTAACCTTATCAGGCCACTTAATCTTTTTAAGGATCCCGACCATTTCTCTGTCATCTCCTCGCCCCTCAAACATTTCAGCGAGGTTAAATCCACTCAGGTACCGACGCCACGATTCCGGCCACGCAGACAGAGGCTTAATACTTAAATCGTCCTCCAGGATGTCAGCCACATCGAGCCTGTCGATCTCAACCAGTCGCATCAGCACATAATTCGCATCAATGCCCAGTTGATCAATACGCTCCTGCTTTAGCTCGTTAATACGGGCGCGTATCTCAGGTTTACCGTATAGTTCAGCCCCCGTAACATGTGCTCGCCTGGAGACGTAGCCTGCGCGAATAGCTGCTTGTGTAGCATTCAGATCGACAAGAAACTCGCGACAAAACACCTCGTGTTTTGCTTTCAGCTTCTTAGTCATTTTATTTTCCAGTTATCAGGTCATTATCGAAGCCCCTCCTGGAAGAGCTTCTGTAATGCTATTACCGGGACTGTTCTATTTGTCGGACACCAGCCAACTGGTTATTCGCCTTCTCGATGGCTGCCAACAGTGGGTTAATCCACAGAACAGCCTGGCAATATGTCAACGTTCTGGTGGTAGTGGCACGATCACCGGCTGAGTCAATGTCCCCGGAATCGGCGTGCAATGCGCTGGCGCGTAAACGGTTCGCGTAGTTGAGCAACCCGACAGCAATATCAACAGGAACAGGGAAATCACAGTTCTTTTCACGGAGCAGAACCTCACGGTATTTGATGACTGTCTTCTCGTGACCGATGTCGACCAGAGAATTTAATCGGCTTGCGTTTTCTGCTATCTGGTTAAAACGATTGAAGTTTAATGCCTGATTAGCTATCACTTTCCCTTGATATTCAGCTTCACCTTCCGCTTTATCAGCCCGCAACTTTTCTGCCTGATACTTGCTGTGGTAATGGTTTGCAGACCAGACGAGCGCCCCAAAGACAGAGAAGAAAAATGCCGCGATGACAATCTTATAAGTCAGCTTCATTTACCACCCCACCAGCATCTTTAAACCTGGAAATCAGGTCACCGATTTTATGTTCATACTGACCGTAACCTGCACCAGGTAACGACGCCCAGATATTGCTGCAACGGTCGATTGCCTGACGAATATTGCCGCAGTCAATCATCGGTAAAGCGCCACGCTCTTTAATCTGCTGCAGAGCTACAGCGTCCTGGCTTTCTGGAGAAAAATCTTTCAGGCCAAGCTGTTTACGGTAAGCATCCCACCAGCGTGAAAGAAGCTGGTAACGTCCGGCTGCTGTTGATTTGAGTTTCGGGTTTAGCGTGACAAGTTTGCGAGGATGATCGGAGTAATCAGTAAACAGTTCACCACCGACAATGACATCATAACCGTGGTTACGTGTCGGTTGTCGCCCGTTATCCGTTCCTTCTGACCATGCAACCATATCCAAGAAAGCTTTACGCTGGGAATTTAGTGCCTGCATAAATTACTCCTTCGAGCTACCAAATTTGTTACCGATTACTCGCATTGCAGCCCCACGAATAGCATCGACACCGATC